ACCGTCGCCACCGTGAGAAACTGCGAAGTGGTCGCAACGTACGTCTCGCCGCACGCCGCACCGCATGAAATGGCCAGAATTGCGGCAGCAATCGCAACGTGGTTGCGAGGCAAGACGTGGCCGATGATCGGGTGGGAGTTCAACGGCGCCGGAGCGATATTCGGCAAGGAACTCAAACGCCTGAACTATCCCAATCTGTACATTGAGGGCAAGGACGCCGTACCGGGATGGCACAGCACGAGGCATTCCAAACAGGTGCTGCTTGGCGATCTTCGGCGTGCGCTTGCCCGCGGTGAACTGATTCTGCACGACCGCCCGACCGTTATGGAGGCGCAGGATTACCAGTGGTACAAAAACGGAGGCGTCGGACCAAGCCATCTCGCCGAGGAGCCCGAAGCCAAGGCGCCTCACGGCGACCGCGTGATAGCGACGGCAGGGCTTTTGCTGTGCCTCGAGAAGACGCCGCTGATCAACATGCCACGCCTGCCGGAAATCGCGGATGACAGCTACGCCGCACGTCAGATCGCCGACAGGGAATCACGAAAACACAAATCCGACGCGCTGTGGAATTGACATGGCGCGCACACAACGCAAGAAGCCCCGCATGGAAATGCGGGGACCTGACAACTATCGCGAAGCGAATCCTCGCCGTTTGCTGTTTGATTCGCGTTGGGATTAACGCACAAAAAACAAAATGCAACGGCGAGGTGTCGCTCCGCGACTGAATTCAGGTCCCCGCATTTCCATGCGGGGCTCCGGGCGATTGGATGATTTCGGTTCATGAGTCAGAAACAGGATAGGACCTAAATATGGAAAATTCTGCACGTCATCTTGCGCGGGCGGTTAAGGCGGCGACGACGGCGATGACGCCGATGAGAAATAACCGCCACATGTTCCTCAAACAATACGCCGGGCCGTACTTCGCGGTCAGGCAGGCAAAGGAGGCATCCGCCACGGCAACCCCGCTGAACATGATCCACTCGCTTGTCAGCGTGGTGCTGCCGCATCTCGTGAGCGGCTGCCCCAAGGCGATGATCGTCGCGCGCAGGCCCGAACTGAAGGAGGCTGCCGAGATCTTCTCGCTGGCGTGGGACCGCATGGCGGTGGATATCGACCTCGGTTCAACCATGCGCACCATCGTTACCGACGCGATGTTTGGCGCGGGCATCATCAAGGTTGGCCTGTGCCAGAGCGAAGAAAACGCCGCAGCCGCACAAGAGCCCGAAGGCTACCTGCACGACAACGGCAGGCCATTCGCCGATGCGATCGATCTTGACGATTACATCATCGACCCCGACGCCCGCGACCGCCAGGCGGCGGCGTTCGAGGGCAACCAGTACCGCCTGCCGCTGCAATACGTGCTCGAAAGCGGGCTCTATGACCGCCGGGCCGCCGGCAGGCTCGCGCCCGTCAACTCGCCGAAGGACGGCGCGATCGAGCCGATGGTTGAGCTTATCGACCTGTGGCTGCCGCGGGAAAACGCCGTCGTCACCATCAGCGCCGACACCGATTCACCGGCGGGCATCCTCCGCCGCGTCGAATGGGACGGCCCCGAGCGCGGGCCGTACGAGGTGCTCGGCTTCCACTGGGCGCCCAACAACGTAATGCCCATTCCGCCCGTGGCGATGATCTTCGACCTGCACGCCATGATCAACAAGATCGCCCGCAAGATCAGCAGGCAGGTCGAGCGCCAGAAAGACCTCGTCCTGTTCGACGAGCGCTGCGTGGACGAGGCGCAGCGCGTGCGCGACGCCGCCGACGGTGAACTCGTCGGCGTCCAAAGCGTGGACCGATACCGCCAGCTCTCGCTTGGCGGCGCGGACCAACGCGGCTACGAACACCTGGCGTTCCTCTTCGAGCAGTTCAGCAGGCTGGGCGGAAACATCGACCTGCTCGGCGGGCTGGCCACCCAAAGCAAAACGCTTGGCCAGGACGAGATGCTCTTCGCCAACGCAACCATCAGAATCGAGGACATGCGCCAGCAGACGCACCAGTTCACGCGGCGGTTCGGCGCAAAGCTGGCGTGGCATCTGTGGCAGGACCCGCTCATCGAGCTGCCGCTGGCCCGCAACGGCGTGATGGCGACGTTCCGCCCCGAGGAGCGCCGCGGCGAGTTCCTCGACTACATCTTCGACATCGAGCCGTACAGCATGACGCAGGACAGCCCCACCCGCCGCTACCGCCGAATCGTCGAGTGGATCGACCGCGTGGTGCTGCCCACCGCCGACATCGCCGCCAAACAGGGCAGGACGCTGGACGCGGCTGCTCTGGCGAAGGCGGCTGCGAAAATGCTCAACATCGACGAAGCGCAGCACCTCTGGCGCGACGCCGAACTGCCGGCAGCCAACCACTGAAAGGAACCACCATGCCGATTTACTGTCACCGCTGCCCCGCCTGCGGAAATGCCCCAGAGACGTTCGAGCATTCGCATCGCCCGCCGGGGCGGAAGAAATGCGAGGCGTGCGGGCGGATGCTTCTTCGCGACTACCGCCGCGAGCTGGCGTCAAGGCCGGCGGCGTGCGGCGAGATTCGAAGCGTCGCCGCCGGCGTAATGCCGCCGCAGGCGCGTCAGGCGACGGCTGCGATGCAACAACGAGGAATCAGCGGCGTCAGATTCGACCCGCGAACCGGAGATGCGATCTTCAGCAGCAGGGCCGACCGAATCAAGGCGCTGCGGGCAATGGGACTGCACGACAAGAACGAAATCAAAGGATGAAAGGACAAACAATGACCGACGAAAACCCCAACGTTATCAACCCCCCACAGCCGGCCGAGCAGGAGCAGCAGGAACCGGCGGCTCCGCAGGAACAGCAACCGCCGACGCACCAGGACGAGCAGCAGCCGCGGGATGAACACCCTCAGCCCCCGCACACAGAGCACGCGCTTGGCGCGCGAGAGGCGGCGGCCATCGAGCGGTTCGGCATAAGCGCCGACGATCTGGCGCCGCTTGGCCAGAAGGGCGCTGCCCTTGCCGCCCGCCTGGCCGACCTGCACGCGGAGATCGGAAGGCGCTACAGCAGCATTGGTCGAGCGGCCAAGTCGCTCAATCCCGAGCATGCCGCTGGGGGGACGATGCCGACGGATGCGAACCGGACGGCGCCTGACATCGCCGGCGAGCTTGACTCGCTGCGCCGCCAGGTTGCCGATCTGGTTCGCAACGTCGGTCAAAACCGCCAGTCGTCCGAGCAGGCCGCGGTTGAACGCTTCGCCGCGGCGCTGGACGCCGACGACTACCCGCAGTTCGCGGGCGAGGCGGGCAAGGTTTCGAGAGAGCAACTGGCCGCCAAGGCCGAGGAAATCCGCCGGGGCCACCAGATCGTTCACGGTAGCGACATGGACTTCGAGGAATCGCTCAAGGAGGCGCTGTCCATCATCTGCGCCGACACAATGGCGGCCGCCCAGCGACGCAAAATCGCCGCCGACATCCGCCGCCGCAACGACAGCAGAATCGCCCGCGCCGCCGGAAGGTCGGGCACAAGCAGCGAATCTCCACTCCAACGCGCCGTCGAGCAACTCAAACAGTGGGAACGGGAAAAGGGCGTCGAGTTCTTCGAAAGGTGACCACGCCCCGCACATTCTGAAATTCTTCATCTCAAGAAAGGCACACAATGACTACCGAAGTATCACTTAACGATCCGCGCGACTTGTCGAACGACATTCTCAGGGATCTGCTCAAGACCACCTGCGAGGCGCACCCCTGGGACGGCAAGTTCGAGAGCCTTCGCAAGTATCACGACTATCCCGTCTGCAACATGTGGTTCGCCGAGGACCGCGTGGTGTTCGACGGCGGCACGAGCATCGTTCGCAACGTGCAGCTTGGCGAAAACGGTTCTGCCAAGTTCACCCGCCCGTACGAACCGGCGTCGCCGACGGTGGTTGACGTCCAGGGGCGCCTGCGGGCTGAGTGGGTGCAGGCCACTGCCGACTACTCGATCAGCAGGCAGGAGATCATGCGAAACCGCGGGCGCGAACGCCTGATTTCGCTGGTGGTCAGCAGGCGCCAGGCAGCGATGGAAGACCTGGCCAACCTGCTTGAGGATTACGCCTGGCAGTCGCCATCGGGCCCGGCAGACGACCTTCACCCGATGGGCATTCCGTACTGGATATCGCCGATTACGGCAGCCCAGCAGACGGCCCAGGAGTACGGCCACCAGGGCGGAAACCCGGCCGGCTTTCTCAACTGCGGCGGCATCGACTGCTCTGATGCGGCCAACCAGCGATGGCGGAACTACAACGATTCGTGGGCGCAGGCCGGCGGCGAGATCGGCGACGACGACATCATCAAGATCACCCGCATGCTTCGCCGGCTGAGGTTCCGTTCGCCGGTGTTCCTCAACGACATCGATGGCGACTCGTACCGCAACCTGCGGCTGTACACCAACGAACACGTGCTCGAATCGCTTGAGGAATACGCCCGCCTCAACAACGACAGCATCGGCACGGACATCGGCAAGTACGCCGGGGCAACCGTCATCAAGAACCTGCCGGTGATCTGGGTGGAACAGCTCGACGCCGACGAAACCAACCCGCTCTACGCGATCAATCACGCGTGCTTCCACCCGTTCGTGATGGAAGGCGACTTCTTCCGCGAGACCGGACCGATGAACAGCCGGCGCCAGCACGACGTGTTCACCACGTTCGTCGACCTGCAATTCAACTTCATCTGCACCAACCGACAGCGGGCCGGCGGCGTGATCAGCAGAATCAACCTGTAAAGAAAGGAAACCACTCATGACAAATGTTACATACAACAGCGAAGACCTGACGCACCGCAAGGTGTATTACGCCGGCGAGGACACGCTCAAGGCGGGCTACTGCCTGTGCTACGACCGCTCGTTCGGCCAGGCGAACGAGGCCGCACCCGCACGGGCGTATCGAGTGGTCAAGCCGGCAGAGGGCAACATTCGATACTTCGCCGGCGTCGTCGCCGACGACCAGGACGGACGAACCGGACCTTGCTGGGTGACCGTCGTCGAACCGGCGCTGCCCGGAAGACTGGTCAAGGTGTTCACCAACCAGAACTGCACGCTGGGCGTGACGCGGCTGGGACTTGTCGCCGGAAGCTACGCCGCGGGCGCCGCCGGGGCCAGTTCGCCTGCAATCGCCCTTGCCATGCAGACGCTTGATTGCTCCGCCGGCGCCGCCGTGATGGCACAGCTTGAAGGCGCGCCGGCCCTGACCGTCAAACCGGCCGCAGCCGTGACGCAAACCCAGGTGCAACTCACCCACGATTACGGCTACGCGGACTTCGTGGTCGATGACGTGGGCGAAATCTTCTATCCGAGCCTTCTGAATAACAACTTCAGAGAGATTACCGTGCAACTGATGCGGATTCACGCGGACATCGCCGCGATCATCACGTCGCTGCGAAACGCCAACATTCTCGCGTAAAACCCCTGACGCGGGCGGTCCCACGCCCCGCCGGCTCACCACCCGGACAAGGCCGCCCGCGTCCACCCTTTTTCAAGGAAGACAAAGTGACACTGCAACTGACATTCGCCGATCTCCGACGCGAGGTGTGCAACTATCTCGGCGCGGGCGACTACCCCTCGCCGGCGCAGCTTGCCGCGGCCGGCCGCCTGGTGAACGAAGGATACCGCCGGTTCCTGCTGGGGCTTGACCCGCGGACGCAACGTGCTTACGCATGGAGCTTTCTGGA